ACCTCCGTAATTAGTGACTTAAACAAAATAAGCCGAAACAATTATGCGCCCATTGCGCTGTTTCGACCTTCGTAACCACGAACCGTCAAAGTCCACTTAGTCTCGGTAACCACCGACCGCCAAGCAACTCGTATTCAGTTGTTGATTAGATTATACAATAAATCCAATCATTGTGCAAATATTTTAAGGTTGGCGATTAAGCAACTTGCTAATCATCAATTCCCAAGCCTTCTTTATTTTCTCCTCAGCACGTTCCTTAATGGTGTCCATAGTCCACCACCGCCCTTGGTGCATATAGGCTTGCCGTTCAGGATCAATAACGTATTGAGCGTAAGACAGGTCTGTCCCAAATCGCCCGTGTATGTTACCGCCCGATCCCTTGATGCTGTAAACGGTTGGCTTTGCACCTTGACCAACGCCGATTGACTTGCCAAGTGTGCCCGTTCTGCGATAGTTACTGGTTTCAGAAGCGGGTGGATAAGGCGGCACTTTCTCAACCAGGATATTCAGCGACTTCTCCATTGTTTGGTGCATTTCACGGCGTATCTCGGCTGTAAGCGATCCAAACTTGCGTCTTAGTTCGTCAAGCCCGTTTATTTCAATCGTTGGCATTGGAATTGTCCATCTTTTCTTTATATGATACATTGTTATAAGCAGTAATCCATTCCTTAAACTCCTTTTTTAATTCTTCAGGAGCACTTGGCAATAAATGCCAATTATTTTGCTCGCCCACAAAATACTTACTGTTTATAAATTTTGGCATTGTCATAACAGTCATTTTATTCTATCCCTGCATAAGTATTCTCAATAATTTCCCCTACCCTCATAGCCACCGGCCTTGGGGTTGGGCTTGTCATATATTCTGCGAACGATTCAGCTAAGAACTCCTTGTTGTTTAGTGTTGCATAAACACTTATACTGTTGGCGTAATCCTCTTTTGAGTTCATGTTAAATTCATTTGTAATAGTCTTTAGTACATCCAAAGAAAAGTTACTATTGGTTTTTTGAGAAATATAATCATCTATTGCGTGACCCATTTCGTGCATTATAACCGAATCGCTGTTTGTCCCAACTGGATGAAAGTTTTGATTAACTTGACCCTCATATATTTCCTTAAATTTTTCAAGATTTCCATAGTACAACTCATTGAGTGTGACGGTATGATATTGGTGGCTCCAAGCTGCAATAATGTGCTTTTCTGTTCCCGTGTATTTTGTCATATCAATATCTTGAACATAGTCTTTCATTCCGGGATATTTTGTATAAATTGTTTTTAGTTGATCATATAGGTTTTTAAGTGCTTCTGCGTCTAATCTATACAATCCGTTGTATTCTGTATTTCCAGTAAACGCATTCTCAAAAGAAAAACGCAAACCAGTTAAATCTTCAATATTGCCAATTATATTTTCTACCAATGGTTCCCCGTCATGATCCCAAGTCTCCTCCCCCTCCCCAACCTCTACAATCGGTTGCGACCAGCATCGGCAGTTCACATGGGCAGGTAGTTTCTCGTCAAGTTGCGATAGGGGGTAGGGTCCGCCAGCGTTGCCCTCCCTGCAAATATCACAAACCAACTCGTCTTGTGCGGTCATCCATTTCCATTTTTTGATGTAGTCGGTTTCTTCCCATGCCATCTTATTGCCCAAGGCGTGAAGCCTGGTCGTTTCGGTAACGGCAATCCGTGTAGCCCTTGGCTCTTTGAACATCCCCGTTGTGTCCTCTTTCAAGGCGTTTATCAATACAGATAGCGGATCGCCCGACAATAGCCAGTTAGTTATGTGCTGATCAACATAACCCCGGCTTGTGTCCTCAATCTTCTCAAGCCATTTATCGCGGTATTGTTTGGCGTAGTTGACCAGGCGCATGTTGATTTTATCCTGATCAATAGCAAACCCCGTGCCGTGACCAGGTAGAATGTCAATCCCGCCTTCTACGCCATGTAGCATAATCCCAACAAAATCTTCACCTAATTCAGCCCACATCTTCTGTATCTCGTCATCCCAAAAAGACGGTTGGATCGCTTTCATGTCGTGGGTTCTTATATAAGTTAGTATGCGTGACTTTTGACCCTCAAGGAATTTTGTTAGCTTGCGCTTTAGTAGTCTCTCATCCCGTAAGCGCACCTTGTCATCAGGCGCTTCCCCAACCTTAACCCACGTTAGGATAAGCGCCTCATCAGACAAGTACCCCTTCAATTCAGGGTAGGCTTTGACAGACTCCCGCAAGGTTTTCAGTATCAGGTCACGCATAGGTTATCCTTCGTTGGTGTGTTCGTGCCATTGTACCAATATATTGCAAAGGTTTGACGCCGATCCCGTGCCAACTTGGATGCGGTAAATCGAATTGCTTTTCAAGAATAGCTCATCGGCATAACCGCCGCTCATTGAACTTTTAGACTGGTTGGTAGCTGAACCCGACTTGTCATGCAATAACTGTGTTCCGCTGTCCGTTGCGCTTGCCGGCTCAATCAGGTAAAGCAGGCAGTCCGCTGAATCGGTGCTGTTTCGGTTGTTGTTGAAGGTCGTTTGCGCTGTCCCGTCTGAAGATGATAGCTCGGAATCTTCAATCAACTTAAACTCGGTAATTGCGTTGCCGTCAACGTGAACAAGGAAATGCGCCCATTCCGTTGTGTTTGGTGTAACGAACAGATAGTCTCTATAATCAGAAGTCGCCGCCAATGTGAACGCATCTGAATAGAAAAACTGTTTATTGGCAAACGTTGCCGCCAATATTGGGTCAACGGTCAATAACGCCCTATTTGCGCTGATTATCTTCAGATAATCCGCTTCACCGCTTGAATTGACCCCGCCGATAGTGGTTTCCCCTGGTTGTGTAAAATACTTTGGCATTTCTAACCCTCCTCAATTAATAACTATGGTTTTTGTTCTCAAGATCTCTGATTTTAGCCTTAAGCACGTCAATTGATTGTGTCTGTCTTAGTTTGATAAAATCCTCCATTTTGCCAAGATAGCGGTCAAGCACCTCGTCCGTCATTATCTTTTCTCTTATGGCACTATCCAGCAACCCCGACAATAATATAACTTGATCGTCAAGCTCCTTTATACGTTCCCTTAGCTTTTGCTCTGTCATGCTTCTCTTTCGTCTATCGTCATAGTCTCTACCGCCCTGTTTTTAATATTCATAATTTCTTCCCATACTTCAATTTGTCTTGTAATGGCTCCGCACAAAGCAGCGACATCTTCTTCATAGCTTGTGTCAGGGTCATAGTAATCTATTTTGTACCCCAATTCTGTTATCTTTCTATTTATGTGAAAAACACTGTCGTACTTTTCTTCCCAAGTTAACACGTTAGAATCGGCCAAATCTAATATTATGCGACCATACCTTATTACCTTTTCTACGTTGTCAATGTTCATTTCATATTTCCCTTTCGTCTATCGTCATCGTTTGTACCGCCCTATTCAGGCTGTCGGCTAATATCAGCAACTCAGAACGCTTGAAGTCGTCGGCGGCGTTCAAATCAAACACGGCTTTTATATCATCTTCGGCTCGGCATAATGGCAGTCTTGCTCGAATTGCGGCGGCAGTCCCTTCGTCTAATTCCTTGCATACAAACGGGAATGATAAACTCTCACCCCGTTTGTGTTTACGAAATGCAATCTGCTGCCACAAATCCAGCTCCCTTAACTGGTCAAGGCTCAGGTCAACGGATTTCATTATTTCTTCTTCTTGCTGCGCTTCGGCAGGCTTTGGAGGTGTCGTGTTTGGGGATTGTGCTGATACTGGCCCAGACGCACTTTCACCCCCGACGCTTTCACCTCCACCAGCACTCTTGTACTTGGCGGCTAACTCATTGCGTTTGTCTAACATCGCAAAGTACTCATCGTTTAGCTGTTCGTAATCTTCATAGTTTGGGGGCAATTCAAAGGATAGCATTTGTGCGGCAGCACTTGGCAGTACATTGCTATTGACTAACGCCTGGTAAGCATAGGTGCGCTCTTTTTCATCTTGCGTTCCCTCGTCGGTAATGTCGGGTCGGAATTGCCATCTATACCCCAACGGCTCGAATATCTTTTCGTTTAGCTGTTCTTGAATGAACTCCGCCCAGGGTAGCACGCTGTTCTTGTACCAGCTTGCATACTCCACCCGTGCGGTGGCGTAGTTTGCCGAATTGGCAAGTAGTAACGATAAAGGCATACCGGCGGCAATCGCCACATCCTCAATCTTCTCACGATGCAAGGCGGCGTCTTTCAGCCCCTCAGTACCCTCGCCAATGGTCTGAACCTCCATGCTGTCCGCATTGAACACTTTGCCAAAAAACTTGTAAGCACCCGTAACAATCTTTGACCACACACCTTCGATGTGCTCCCGTTCTTCACGGGTAGGAACGCCCTTGACAAACAATAAACTTGGTTTGATGCCACCACGTTCAAAGAACTTCTTCAGGTATTCATCGCTATAATACAAAACGCCTGCCGCATTCATCAATGCTTTGAACTCAGTATTGGGTGACGCTAACAGTTCAGTAGTGTGGTCCCGTCTGAACATCCATAGTAGCCTGCAAACGTCCTTATTGAATACGGTATCTTTTTCAACACTAATGCCGAAGGTCTTACCGCCCAACGTGCGCTCAAATCCAATCACCCCATCTTCTTGGCTGGTCTTTACTTTGGTGATGGTTTGGGGGGCAATGTATTTGATGTCATTCTTGACCCGATTGCCCTGTATCCATCCGTAGGCCTTATTGGTGAAAAATAGGGACATTCGCCACAGCCGCAATAATTCCTTTGGATTGCGGATCAGTCCAATAGTATTCTCATACTGATCGCTGTTATCGACCTCGTTATCCCCCTTCATAATCACAAAGGGAAGGGAGGCAAGCGCATCAGCGGACATATTCGCCACCCTGAATACGGCAGCCACATTACTGTAAAGCGCAGACTCCTCTTTGTTCTCAGGTTCGCCGCTGATCCAGTTCCAAGCCTCATTGGGGTATTGGGGCAGGTCAAGCCATTTTGTTGTCTTTCCATCCGTGTAATATAATTGCTTTTCCGGCATTCTACCTCCCTAACTTATAAACCAATGATTTTTACTTGTCAAATAGGTCATAGCCCAAACCTTCGCGTCAAGCCTGTTGGGACTTGATTGGCCAGGCACCCACATACATAATTCGTCTTCTAGTTTCGTAAAGTTTCCAACGTGATGATCTCGTCCCTTTTCTGCTATTGCGCTAATTGGCTCCGCCCTGGTTGCCTTGCCTCGCGATGCCCAAACAAGCCTAACAGGAACATTGCCAACCGTTTTATCTTTTCTTTGAGCATTAATAACAGCCTGCCGGATAACACTTTCAACCATTTCGCCACCGTTATTTTTCTCTGCGACAATACAACTAGCCTTGTGCCTATGAAATGCTGTTATGGCTGCTTGCGCCCACGCTTCAGGGCTTCCTTGCAAGCTGTCATCAGCAAGTGTATAATAATCGTCCCCGGAGATGGCAGCCGTGACGATCCCAGCCTCGTCGCCACCGCTTGTCGCCGAAGGGTCAACGCCAATAACAACAGCGCCCAAATCATCGGGTGCTTTCACAACTCGACCAAGCTCAATAATTTTTCTTGTCCACAATGCCCCAGGTGCCTCATCAATATCTTCGGCATCAATCTCTTGTCTTATCGCCATCGCCGTCATATCTTTTGATATGTCTTCAAGCGCCTCTTTGCTAATATATGGATTTTCCCAACTTGTAAAATGAAATGCCTCCCAACGACCACTTTTATCCAGTAATGCTTTTTTGTATAATTTCGCCGCGTGTCTTGGGTCTTTCGCCTTTGATGCTCCTCTTGAATGCAACGAAGGCGGTGTATAAATAAAGATAGCGTCTCCGTTATTGTCAAGCAACATTGGTGCACCGACCTCTGTCCATGCCGTTTCGTCCATTAGTTGAAACTCGTCTAGTATCAATATATCAGCATAGTCGCCACGCAAGCTGTCGGCATTCCAGGCCGTCTTCGCTCTAATTCTGTTTTCTGTCCCAGGCACCTCAACAATATGCCTCGTTTCATTCTTGTAATAAACGCCTGCTTCAATAGGTTCTGCTAACGCTGCAATCACCTCAAACCAAAACCTTTCAATCTGGTCTTGTGTTGGCGCCGCATACAACACACGCCGTCCGGCAAGATATTTTTCAATCGCCAAAATAGCCATGCCAACTGTCTTACCGCCACGTCGTCCGGCTCTAACAATCTTTCTCTTTGCAGGGCTATTAATAAACTGACGTTGCTTTTTATGCGGCTTCGGTATCGTTACGCTTGTCGTCAGCATATCTCACAACTATCTCAACGCCACCAGATTGTTTTGTTTCCTGCTTCGGTATGAAGTCATCATCCATAACCTGCAGCCACCATTTTGACATTTGCAAATCATTGCGCTCAATCGCCTTGATAATGTTGTTCCTTGCAATATCTGTAATGCGATTTTTCTCAGCCTGATACGCCTCATTGACAGTTGAGTATTCTTCAATATACTTTTTAGCAGTATGCCACGAACAGCCAACCTTTTTGGCAATATCAGATATAACGCCACCCGTCTTCGGAATAGCGGCTATAAACTGCTTTGCCGTATAATTAGCCATACCTAAATCCCTTACCCCTTCGTCAATTTTCGCGTTCTAATCGTTCCCAATCCTCATAATCGTACACGATCACCTTGACCAGCCTGTTACCAGCTTGCACCATCGCCAAGGTTGAAAGGAATTGGTTTGCATCCTCACCCGCACCTAACTCGAAACGGGGTGAACCATCTGCCATTGTCTTTACGCGTACAATCTCAGCATCGAACATTGCCAACGGATCAGGGGTCATACTAACCTTTTAACCCAATCTAGCCCACCCATAAGCAGGCTATAAAACAGGAACGTCAATAAGCGTTTCATAAGTCCTTGGGGCAGGCGGTGAAA